AAACAGTTACATCAACACCGATACCACCCCAGGTGGCATCACCCCAATTTAACTCACCCCAATTCGAAACAGCCATGACTGATTTTAATGGCTAAACGAAACTATGATATTCTTATGATAGCGTTTGATGCGTCTGCTGTTGGGAACTGAATTGTAAAATCACCATTAGTTGAAGTTTTGTCTCCACCAAAATCTAATACAACAACAGCCTTTTGAGATTGTGTTGTGTTATAAATTAGTGCAGCAGAAGCAGTTATTGTTGCAGAGCTAAATGTCAAATCACTAAAATCAACTAAAGCGACATTAGTGTCGACAGTAATAGAAGTGTTTGTTAAAGCAGCTCCTCCAGCAGTATAACCTGTTCCTGAAGCTTCGTTGGTGACGATATAATTAGTTGTTCCTGTGGCAGAAAATCCTGCTACTGTAGTATATAACGCTAACTGAAAAGTGTCTCCACCTGTTGTGTTAAAGTTATGAGTACCGAGTAACAATTCCTTTTTAAAACTATCTGGTACGATGTTCGCCATTATTATACCTCCCTAAAGTTATTATTGTGGCCTCTCCGATTTCAAAGGAAATCTTATGACGCCGTCTACGTATTCGTCTCTTCTGCGTCTTCCTGTTTGTTCAACCCCAAAGGATTCGCGAGCTGCTTGATACTTTTGCTCGTAGTATTGAATCAGGTCCGCTGGACCTTTTAAGTATCCATATGTTTCTACCAAAGATCCATACAAAAGTAAATCACTAGCATTGTTAGAAATGTAGTTTGTTGCTGAATCAGAGGAGGTTATTGTATCTGGTTGCTTGTAATAAGCAATCGTAATCGCATAGTTGTCGTCCGGTGTCGGAGCCACAACCCATGTGTCTTCGTCCCAATTGGCATAAAACTTAGGTGTGCCGTATGTAGAACCTGGTGTTGGATCATATTCAGCCATGTAGCTAGTATCTTTTTGTTCTAAAAAAGTTTGATTACCACTACTATCTGTTATCTGAATATATCGAATAACTCTTAAACCGGTAGGAACAGAAATATATCGATTACCTGTTGTCATATTAGATGTTGCATATTGTCTATAATCATCAATATTGATTTCTCTAAAAATCTTATTTTCAATTTGCTGTACAATAGTATCTAAAATACTATCTGATAAAACACTACTATCTACTTCAGTATAGTTTCTGATTGCTGTTTTTAATTGTCCATAATTCATGGTGTTAATGTAACAGGTCCGACGGACATGCTACCTCCTCCTATTCTACCATTAGCATTAGCTGTATCGCTATTGACGTTAAAAGTATAATTATTATCATCTGTTTTTGTTATAGAATAACCAGAAGCATAATTAATATTAGAACTTAAAATTCCTAAATCTCCCGCGCTATTAATAAATTTAACTGTATCGCCGGAACTACGACCATGAGCTTCTTCAAAAACAGAAATAGTAGAAGAGCCTGTTGTCACGGTCAAAGGATTCAATGTTAAAATTCTATCGACAGCCGGTTCGGTTCTCGCGGGCCGTGCATTTTGTAATGCTTGAGGATCAGCACGATGTGCTTTTCTCTCTAACTGAGGGTGTTTCTTTTCGTATTCAGATATATGAACCCATGAGCCATTCCATTCTTTAACCATTTCTTTATAAGGAAAGGCTTGTCCACTTCGATCAGAGATGGCTTGCGCGAATTTTCCTTTTGCAAATGTACTCATTTAGGTTCCTGGGTAATATGTTTTTGGTGAAATATAGAGCGAGGTTCGTTGACCGTTTTCATTTAATGCTCTAGTTAATTCATCATCATAAATCATTTTTAATTGTTGTGTTAATTGTTGATTTAGTTTTAGACTTAAATAATAAGCTAAACCTGAAACCATACAGGGTAAAAACGTATAATAAATATCAGAAGTATTAGGATACGCTCCTGCATCTTGAATTCTTTTAATATAATAATATTGCAATTGATAACTAGAACCAGAATGTGCAGAGTCTGGTGTTTGATATAAATTGATAATAGGTGTTGTTTGTCTATCTACATAATATTGAGAAGGAACACCTTGTGATAATTTGTTAGGTATTGCCGCATATGCGGAACGATCTATTTTAGTTAAAGACTGATCAATCGGAGCTGCGGGTGTAGAATTATTTCGATAATATGCTTCTAAAACATCACTACAATCAGAAGGGGTTGTATAATTTGCTTGTCCTTGAACAAGAGTGTCGGTTTGTAAACCAACTTTCCAAAGATGAACTCCTCGGTTACCCCATTCCGCAAATAATAAATTGAGAGACCTACGAGCACTTCTTAAATCATAACCGGAACGTGTGCCGGATACTTGATTTCGCTCGAAGGCCTCTTCAATTATTTCATCGATTTCTAAATCGAAAGATGTTGTTCCTGATGTTGCCATTACTTATCTATAAATAGTGTAACTTCTACACTACCTGTGATAGCTGTTGAACCGATTCCACCTGCATATAAAACACCGTCTTCAGGAAGATTTAATGTTTCTGTCTGACCTGCTCCAACTTGTACTTTAATATAAACACCAGTTGCTGTAGAAGCAGCAGTTGTTGTTCCTGTTGCATCTAAAGTATTTATAATAGCACTTCCGGAAGAACCGGTAGACTGAACCATAAAACCACGAAGACGAGTTCTGCCTGCGAAACCAACACCATTTGCTGTTAGTACTACTGGTTTAACGTCTGATTTATAGGACATGATTTACCTCCTATTATTCAGATGGTTTTCCGTTGTCGCTTACTGTGTAATAAATAACAACTGTAGACTCAGCAGAAGTTACAGAAGTTCCAATACCAGCTCCATAAACAGTTGAGTTTGCGGTTAGTGGTGTTGAGAAAGCAGCTCCATCAACATCATCAACAATAGCGGAATTAAATCCATTAGCACTCATTGCAGAAACAATAGATGTACTATTTGCTCCTGTTGTTGAAGTACCAATGTTGAAAGTCTTATCAGCAGCGCCTGTACTTACGTGATGAACGTCAGTAATTCTAGCACCTGATGGTAATACGATATTGTTTGTTCCGTCTTTGTCTGTTAATGCTGACATTGTTGAAGTAGTATTATCAATAATACACTCAGCAGCTAACACAACTGTTCCAGGGAAAGTTGCTTTTTTATCTTGTCCCCCATGTGAACGAACCACACCTTGAAATGTAGTTTTTGCCATGATTATACCTCCTAGGTTAAAATGTTGACATAGTTTCTAGGCCATCGACTATACGCGTCTATATCAACTATTTTTGTATAGTGATTAAAATACTATAGAAGTTTTTGTTTTAGTGCAAGTAATCTATTTATCTAGGGATGAATAGAGGACTGTCATAATTATTCAATTGTCTCCATCTCAGTTTAGCAATAACTCTTTTAATTCTTGCTTCAATAGATTTCATTTCAAGAGTTTCTTCGCCTGCTGATAAGTATTGAGAGTTCCACTGAGATTCTAGTTTGATTTTCTCAGCAATTAGAGACTTTGATAAAACGGCCATTGTATACCTCCTCCGATATATCTTTAAACCGTCTTAATTTTATATTCTTTTTTCCCATAAAGTCAAGAGAATATCCCATAAAAAAAAGGGGCCCGAAGACCCCTTTTAAAAGTATTTTTTTAGTAGGTATTAGACACCAGGTGAACCAAAGATACCTCTGAAATCAGAGAAACCGAAAGAATATCTCTCTCTAGCTTTATATCTCATGTTACCTGTATCGAAGTCACCTTCCATTGCAGTTTTGATAGGTGATCTTTCAAAGTGCTTCATACCGTTTGGTACGTCTGTCTTAATGAAGAACGCATCATCATCTGTTAAGTAGTTGTTTACTACATAACCTTGTGGGATCATACCCATGTTTCTGATTGCGTTTACATCGTTGTCAGCTGTACCTACTCGATTTGCTGAGTTCATTAATCTGTCAGCAGTGAATTGTAGTGCTGAAGGAATGATTAATTTCACACCTTGAGCAGCTATCTTTAGACCTCTTTCATCTGTGAAAGCAGCAATATCAATTAAAGCTTGCTCTAAAGATGTTTCGTTAAGGTCCGCAGCATTTGATAATTCATTGCTTACAGTACCACTAATAGTTGGGTGGTCAGTTGCACAAAGCTCCTTACCATCACCACCTAAAAAGTTAGTGTTGAACGCATTGTTAAGTACATTAGCAGCTTTTACTTGCTTTGTATTAGCCATAGAACGTGCCAAAGCTTTGGTGTATCTAGAAGCTAATCTGTCATACAAGTTATCTTCAATAGCTTCCTCAGTAATTGAGAACGCTAAAGCGATAGTATCATGTGTATAACGAGCTGTATAAGTTTCTTGTGCTTGATCATATTCAATACCAGCACCTTCTGCTTTTACTGCTGCATTACCAAAACCTGATAACATTACTTCTTCTTCGAATGCACGATCAGAAGTTTCTGTATCAAAAATTTCGGCATGTTGGTTTTCGTACCTTTTGTACTCCAGGCCAAATAGTGCATTTAAACCTGGCTCTAGCTCTTTAGCTAGTTGTGATCTTGATATAGCCATAATTTAAACCTCCTATACCATTAGACTCTTGTCGATCTTAACGATGAAGTTTTCGTTTGTAGCGGCTACTTCATTATCGGGATCGCTGTCGAGTCCTACGATTAATACCTGACCTGTTGTTGATAAGGCAAGATTTAGGTATGTACCGGAGATACCATTTGTTGAATCTCCAGCGGCCCATGTAATATCAAAAGCAGTACCAACAGATGTAATACCTGTAGCAGTACCGGTTGATTTTACCTTATACAATTGATTTGGATCAGTAATAACATATGCCTTAATTTTACCTTGGGTAACAGTTGTACCGCCAGTAAACTTTGGGCTCCATGTTGGTTTTCCAGATGTGGGATCTACTTCTACTTCGCATCCATTGAATACGCCGAGAATATCAGTTGTTGCAGATGATTGTACTGGTACAACATATCCGCCTGATAGAGCTACTAAGTCACCCTGATTAATAGAAGTTGCCATAGCACTTGCTATTTCGAATTCAGATTGACCGCCAGCTGCATATGCCCCACTAACTTTGCCTAACGGTTTTAAACCGAAAGCTTTAGTTGAGTTTGCCATATTTTATACCTCCTAAGTATATAGCTGGTAGCTGAAGAAATAACTAAAAGATTAGTTTTTCTTTGAGCCACCAAAAGTTACACGACTCTGCCTATCTTGATTAATAGGCATGCTTGGGTGCTGTTCCTTCAAGAGATCGTTATTTACAGCGTCTTCACGGTCTTTCGTTCTACGGTTGTAGTACGCTTCTCGTTGCTGTGCGAGCTCTTCCGGTATCCTTGCCAGCACAAGGCCACCAACTCCTATCACTCCTGCGTACTTGCCCTCTTTAAGGACTGGATAATTTTCTTCAGGGTATTGGTCTGCTCTTACAAATTCCCAACCGGATCTTAATTTACCCGATGCGTTCTTTGTATCGTCAAAACCCATACTCTCGACTCTTATCCAACGCTGACGGTATCCGTCTGGCGCAGGGGGTGCGTCTAGTGATGATGGGGGAGTCCAAACTTTAGGTCTAGTATCTTTAGCCCTAGTTTCACTCGCGCGAGAAGTCTTATCTATTTTTTTATCTTCCATATGCTTTTACGCCTCCTTCGCGATTAATTGTTTCGCATATTCTTCAAGTGGCACACCTAATCGCTTAGCTATTGCTACCTGTGAGGGTGTGAGCTTCACAGTTTTGCGGCGTCCTGTTGTAGCTGGACGTTTGGCTGATGCTACAGTCTGAGAAGGTTTCTCCTGTGTAGTATTTTCTGTTGTAGCAAATTTATTGGGAAATTCAAGTCTTATTCTCTTGTCTACTTCCTCATAATACTCATCACTACTAGGATCATAGCCTTCTTCCTCAGTAAGCTGTTTATGAATGCTAAAAGCTGTATAAGTCATAGCTTCATTTTTACCAAACCAAGGGTTTTTTTCAGCCCAAGATTCTGCTCGAGGATCCATTTGTTGTGCCGCCTGTCTAATACTTTGAGCATTAGCATATGCTTGTTGCTGCTGTGGCTGTGGCACTTCGGCAGGTTGTTCCTTAGTTTGTTGTGCTTTCACTTGATTAAGTCTAGCAGCATCCATTGTTAATCGTGCTATGTCAGATTGAGCGGCTATTTGACCATCTACATCCTGATTATCGATAGCATTTTTTAACTTAATTTTTACTGCTTCTAGATTAGAT